ACCTGCGCAGCGTGCTTGCCGTACAGCTTCTTCTCCACGTCTCTGCCGAAGTCAGGGAATCTGAAGAAATCATCGAATAAGTTTTCACCGAAAATGCTAGGATACAACATAGGTCAGTCCTCCTTTTACTCGTCACATTGTTTCCATTGCTTCGAGCAAGGGGACGGAGGTTTCAGCACCCGGATCCTTTGGTGCTTCTCTGTTCCTTTGTTCTGATTATATTATAGCACTCTGAATTAGCGCTGTCAAGGGGAGAGTGCTAATTTTCACACAGGTTTCATATTTTTGACAGAAATGTCACATTGGGTAAAAGCCACATCTGCATGAGGGGTAGGGATTTTTATCTGCCCTTCTTTTTTCATATATAAAACTATCATCTTCGGGGAGGTATGCCATGACAGATCTACAAAAACAGAAAATTACTGAAATGCGTGCAATTGGAATTGGATACGGGAAGATTGCTGTAACACTGCAAGTTCCAGAGAGTGCAGTGAAATCCTTTTGCAGACGGCATGTGAATACAGCAGCAACTCAAAACAAACCGATTCTTGCTCTCAATTGTTGCAAATACTGCGGTGCAGAGCTGATCAATACGCCCGGTCACAGGCAAAAATCATTTTGTTCTGCCATCTGTCAAAGAGATTTCTGGCGGGAACATCGTGACTTGATGCGACATCCCTCTTTTGTCACCACGACCTGTCCTGTTTGTGGGTGCGTCTTTTCCGACTACAAGGGACATCACAGAAAATACTGCTCTCACGCCTGTTATATCACTGACCGCTACGGAAGGGGTGAATCAAATGAGCCAGAACGAATTGACCTACCTTGTGACGATGAAACTGTTTCAGAAAATGCTCGAAAGCGGGCTGATCACAGCAGAGGAATACGCCGTAATTGATACAAAAATGCGGGCGAAATATAGCCCGAAAATCGGCACATTATTCTGCGAAAAGTCGTTGACTGATACGCAGTAAGACGGTAATATGGTAGCTGAAAGGAGGTCGGTTTTATGCCGAAGATCACGAAAATAGAGCCGGTCGTTCCGCTTGTAAAGCCTCGGCTCAAGGTGGCAGCATACGCCCGTGTGTCAAAGGAAACGGATCGATTGATGCATTCCCTTTCAGCACAGGTGAGCTACTACAGCGACCTGATCCAGAAAAATCCGGAATGGGAGTACGCAGGTGTTTATGCTGACAGCTTCATCAGTGGCACAAGCATGGAAAACAGACCAGAATTACAGCGGCTTTTAGCAGACTGCGAGAAAGGGCTTGTCAACATCATCCTCTGCAAAAGCATCAGCCGCCTTGCCCGCAATACTGTGGATCTGCTGAACATTGTGCGACATCTGAAAGAAATCGGTGTGGAAATTCGCTTTGAAAAAGAGGGTGTCAACACACTCTCATCTGAGGGAGAGGTCATGATCACACTTCTCGCAAGTTTCGCTGAACAGGAGTCACGCTCCATTTCCGATAACTGCAAATGGGGTATCCGAAAACGCTTTCAGAAAGGCTTGATCGGCACTGCAAACAAGCACATTCTCGGCTATCAGTATGACGAACAGCTGCAGCGATATGCGATCATCCCCGAAGAAGCGGAGAGTGTCAGATATATGTTCCAACTGTTTTTGGAGGGTTACTCTTATCAGCAGATAGCAGACAAGCTAACCGCCGCAGGAATCCATACGATTCAAGGGAACAATTTTCAGGAAGCATCCGTGAGAAATCACATTATAAACGAAGTCTACGCCGGGGATATTCTCCGGCAAAAGACCTTCACGCCTGATCCGATTAGCAAGGTGAAAGTGAAAAATAACGGCGAAATGCCGCAGTATCTTTACAGCGATGCGCATGAGGCGATCATCGACAGGGAAACCTATGCACTGGTGCAGGAAGAGTTAAAGCGCCGCAATGCGATGATGAATCCGACCTACTTTTTCACCGGGCTGATAAAATGCGAGTGCTGTGGAAACACATTCACACGGAAGAAAAGCAAGCTGCGTGGTCACACCTATGTGCATTGGATATGCAGGAGCAAGAAAGAAAAAGGACGCACTTGCAATTCGGATAACTTTGCTGAAGATGAACTGATCAAGATATGTACTGCAACTATCGGCAAAGATTATGAAAGCAGAATCAAAGCAATGTCCGTGGATGTATCAGGTAATGTCCACTTCACGCTGAAAAACGGAGGGCGCAGAATGTGGACGAATCTGCACCTACATCCTGCAAAACATCCGCATACTGTGACGGACGTTTTCCTCGGCAAAGTGGTCTGCGGAAAATGCGGAACAGTCTACCACAGGTCAAACGGCAAAAATCGCTGGTGCTACTGGAAATGCTACGGAAAGCAGAAGCACATTTGCAATAATGTGAATTTCACGGACTATCAGCTCAGAGTAATTTCCGCACACATTCTTGGAACATCAGAATTATATGATGAGATGTTCATAAGAAGCATTGACCAGATCATCGTTCTTGACGGCGGCGACCTGAAATATATCTACAAGGATGGGAGTGAAAAGATATGGAGAAAACTGTAACCACGATTCCGGCACGACTGAGTCGTTTTACTGACCTGCCGCTGACAGCTACCGTCAAGCGGAAGGTCGCAGCCTATGCCCGTGTGTCTACCGACCACGAGGAACAGCAGAGTTCCTACGAGGCGCAGGTGAATTATTATACCGAATATATCAAGAGCCGTACTGATTGGGAATTTGCTGGAATATTCGCAGATGAGGGCATTTCGGGATGCAGCATCAAGGGCAGACAGGGATTTCAGGCGATGATCGAGGAGGCTCTGAACGGCGGTATCAACCTTATCATTACAAAATCCGTATCCCGTTTTGCCCGAAACACTGTGGATTCCTTATCTACCATTCGCAAACTGAAAGAGCATAATGTGGAGTGCTATTTTGAGAAGGAGAACATCTGGACGTTCGATTCAAAATGTGAGCTGATGTTGTCGATTCTCAGCTCAATTTCCCAAGAAGAATCCCGTTCCATTTCAGAGAATGTGACATGGGGCCACCGGCGGCGCATGGCAGATGGTAAGGTTTCCGTTCCGTTCGGACGCTTCCTCGGCTATGACAGGGGCGAGCATGGCGAACTGATCGTCAATGAAAAGGAAGCAGAGGTAGTCCGTGAGATCTACAGACTTTTCCTCTCCGGATTAACGCCACACGGCATCGGAAAAGAACTGACTGCACGCCATATTCCCACACCGGGAGGCAAGGTGAAATGGACGGCATCAACAGTCAAAAGTATTCTGACGAATGAAAAATACAAGGGTGATGCGCTTCTGCAAAAGACCTTTACACCAGATTATCTCACCAAGAAAACGAAAAAGAATGACGGACAGATTCCGCAGTATTATGTAGAGAACAGCCATCCTGCGATCATCACGTCAGAAGTATTTGATGCAGTGCAGACGGAAATGGAACGGCGGCAAGGCAGCAAAAGCCGCTACAGTGGTGTAGATATTCTTGCATCAAAGCTCATCTGCGGAGAGTGTGGAAGTTCCTACAGACCCAAGGTCTGGCATTCGACCGACCAATACCGCAGGACGATCTACCAGTGTGGGCATAAATACAAGGGCGGCTGCAAATGCTCCACACCGAATCTGACGGCAGAAGCAATTCACGCAGTGTTCATTCGCTCCTTTAATGAAATGATCACCAACAAGAAAGAGATCATAAGTAATCTTCGTGAGAACGCAGCAAATTCATCGAACATGAAGGAGCTTATTTCTCAGCGTGATGCGGTGAGAGATGAAATGGCGATGCTGGCAGATATCGTTCAAAACCTTATTGCTGAAAACGCTCGTATCGCGCAGGATCAGAAAGAGTATGCCAAAAAGTATCAGCTTGCGATGGAGAGATACGAGGCAGCAAAATCGAAATATGAGGATCTTGCTGCACAGGTCGCTGAGGAACACAGGAAACAGCGTGCCGTGGAGACATTTATAAATAATGTACGGGACTTGGGTGTGATCACTGAGTTCGATGAAATGCTCTGGGGGCTGCTTGTGGAAAGCGTGACCGTATATTCAAAGGACGACATTCGGGTGGAGTTTAAGAAGTAGGAGATAGATTTTTAAGGGCTGCCGGTATTGTGTGATGAATCATTCTCACAGTATCGGCAGCCTTTTTTGTTATGTGCGCAGTGCAGGCTTTCATTTATGATGGCTCACACACAGTGTTTCGTTACATATTCCTGTTTTGATACGCTTTCAAATGAATACCCCTAACCGGATTTGAATACCCATTTGAATACCCTATCCACCTTCAAATGAATACCCTTAAATACCTCTGAGAAATGCAGATTTTAAGGAGCTTTTTGAATACTATGGGTATTCAAAACAGAGTTGAAAAATGCTTTTCAGCACTTGGGGTATTCACTTTTTTGAATACCTCTTTTGTTTGCAGGGTATACAGAAAACAGCGGTTTGAGGGCATTGTATCAAAGTCGTAGTTAAGGTGGATGACGGTTATACCGGCACCAATTTTGACCGTCCGCAGATTCAGAAACTGTTCGAGGATGTCCAGGCTGGAAAGATCGGAACGGTCATCGTGAAAGACCTTTCCCGTTTCGGCAGAAATCATCTCATGGTCGGCTACTACACCGAGGTCATGTTTGCTGAGTACGGTGTCCGGTTCATTTCGGTTCTGGATAACGTCGATACTGTGAACGGCGAGAATGAGATCGCTGCGTTCAAAAACATCCTGAACGAAATGTACGCCAAGGATATTTCCAGAAAGCAGCGTGCCTCTGTTCAGGCACGCGGTTCAAGCGGAAAACGTCTGACCACGAATCCGCCCATCGGCTACACGAAAGATGCGGACGGTGATTGGGTCATCGACGAACCGAAAGCGGCACTCGTCCGGAGAATCTATCAGCTTTATCTGGACGGCGCTTCGCTCAACGGCATCGCCTTGCTCCTGAACAGTGAACAGGTTCCGACTGCCCGCGGCAATGCGGTTTGGAGTGCCAGTCAGATCAAGCGGATTCTGACCTGCCCGGAATACTGCGGCGACACTGTGAATTTCAAAATCCGGCGCATCTCCTTCAAAAACAAGAAGCAGTATAAGCTTGACGAGTCTGAGCGCAGAGTGTTTCAGAACACACAGCCTGCGATCATCGACCGCAGGCTGTGGCAGCTTGTTCAGGATAAGCTCGCCAGAATTCAGAGAACCGTGACCAAAGTAAAGCATGATCCGGCTGTCTTTTCCGGGTTCCTCTACTGCGGTGAATGCGGCAGCAAGTGTTATGTCAGGCAACCGAGCAAGCACATTGCACTGCATTATATCTGCGGCGGATATTCCAAACAGCAGACACACTGCACCACGCACTATATGCCCGATCACGTTTTGCGACGGCGGGTGCTGAATGCAATCCGCAGTTTGCTTGACGAGTTTCGGAAGGATGAGCAGGCGTTCATTACACGGCTGCAAGGATTCCGGCAGGAATCTTGGCAAAACGAAATTTCTGATAAGCAGAGTACGGTCGATAGACTGAATACGGAGATCTTTGATTTGGAGAAAAAGCTCCGCACTGCTTACGAGGATAAATTATCCGGCTGCATCGACTGTGATGCTTTCCAGATTCTCTCAAATCATTACATCAAGGAGCGCAATGCGCTGCTTGATATTTCCAATCAGCTTCAACAGGAAATCACTGCCCTACAAAATTCTACCGTACAGATTCAGTCTTTTGTCGATGTCTTGCGGAAGTACCGCGATCTTGATGTCACGGAGGTCACGCAGCTCCTGCTGCTCGACTTCGTGGACAAGATTTTCGTGCATGACGCTTCACATCGTGAACAAGCCACTCTCAAAAAAATTGATATCTATTTCCGCGCTGTTGGTTGTTTCGACATATTCACTAAATAACACCCCATTATAAGAAAAGTAATGTAAATGCGTTGAAATTCTAGGCTCACAAAATAAGGGATTCTTAAGGGCTAGTAGCCCTTAAGCGGGAGTTTGAGGGCGGCGCCCTCAATATAAATCCGTCGGAGAC